ATGAGACAGGATAATAATAGTTTAGCACATACTACATGGAATTGTAAGTATCATATTGTTTTCGCCCCAAAATATAGACGTCAGATAATCTATGGGAAATACAAAGCAAGTATTGGTCAAATCTTACGGTTATTATGTGAAAGAAAAGGCGTTGAAATTCATGAAGCAGAAGCTTGCCCAGATCATATTCACATGTTAGTGAGTATACCACCGAAACTAAGTATTTCTTCATTTATGGGATATTTAAAGGGTAAAGGTAGCTTAATGATATTTGATCGACACGCAAATTTAAAGTATAAATATGGGAATCGCAAATTTTGGTGTCGAGGGTTTTATGTTGATACGGTTGGGCGAAATCAGAAGCGAATTGAAGAATATATTCGTAATCAATTACAAGAAGACGTGATAGCAGATCAGCTCAGTCTTTTTGAGGAGTATGATCCGTTTACAGGTGAGAAGAATAAAAGAAAGTAATCTTAAAGAGACCCGCTAGACGGGTCAGCTAGCAAAGGTGGTGCTGAAGGGAAACCATTCGGTAGGCCTTTAGGCCTCGGCCGGAAGCAGAGGCTTTCAGCCGAAGAGCAAGCCACCCGTTCTCACGGGTGGTTTTGACTAGATTAAAAAAGTTTCAATACCACTTGGCTGCAAAATTGTAACTCTCATCTCACTAGTTACTCTCAAACATATTTCTTGCTAGTTTGCTATAAGCGTGATTAAATAGGATTTGTAAGAAAACTTATAAAGGAGAACCGATATGAATCCAATGGAATTATTTAACCAAGTAAAAGAAATGATCGAAAAGAAAGATTTCGAAGCTGCTAAAAAGTTTGTCGATGAAAACAAAGATGATTTGGGCGAGTACTTCGACCAAGCTAAATCTCTTGTGTCAGGTAACGAAATGGTCAGTGGAGCTTTAGACAAGATTAAAGGTCTATTCTAAGACTAAATCCCCGCAGTCAATAGGATTGCGGGGGCTTTTTATGTCTAGAAGTCCTATTTAGAGACGGTGCCTAGCTTAGTCAAAAGTTCTTTAGAACAAGCAAAAAAAGAGATTCCCTAAGGAACCTCTTTTTATTCTATACGACTATAGAATTATTTTTTCAAGTTGTAGAATGATTTCAAACCACGGTATTCTGTTAGTGCTATTTTAAATGCGTATATAATAGGAAGAAAACCTATTAAATAAGGATATATGCGTGTAAGATGTAGACGGTAAAACTCACATAAAGTTACTAAAGTTTACACTTATTGCCCCTTATTTGCCCCTTTTTAATATAAAAACCCCGACTAAAAGTCGAGGACAGTTCGAGAATATTCATCGAAAGACGCCAAGTATTCCGAAATCTATGTTATCACTTATCTATGAGAATCGCAAATATAAAAAAGAGCTACGAGGTTATCTCATAGCTCTTTGCCTATGATGGACTTATATTATACCAAATAAAAAAAGCCCCAGCAAATGCTGAGGCTCGACCACTACCACCATGTTATCCCTACTGTGGTCTGAGGGGAGGTGATATACTCCTTTTCGTTTTATTTAATTCGTGGTCTTGATTAAGCGAATGAACCGAATGACGTTACACGGCGGCCATTCTCTGATTGACCGACTGCGACATAGCGACGATTTCCAGACCCGCCAATGTAGCTAATCCAGATATAACCATCAACGTCACACCAGCCGTCATAGTTGATGGTTTCACCAGCTCCATAGACTGCCACGATTTCAGCACCTAGACCGGCACCAGCTCGAACATTAAGAGCTGATACTTCAACCGTAAATGTCCCGGTTTCCTCGTTGATAGTAATTATACCATCAAACGGGGTTTGGGTTGGTGCAGGGGATTGTGATTGGTTGTCGGTTGGGAAATAGAACCAGCCCACAATACCGTCAAAATTGCGTGTATTGTAACGAGCAGGGCCGCCAACGTATAAGCTATCAGCATTGCCGTCAATATTCTGCTCGATAGTTCGCATGGTGTAGCCGTCTGAATCTTCGATAACCAAGCCAGTGTGCCCGTATGGATGCCCTGCGATGTAAGTAGTATCCATGACGAATACAGCCCCACGACGTGGACGGCTATCAAGGTTCCCTTCTTGATTATACTCGACTTCATAGCCTGCTTCCGCCGCTGAGTTTAGCAAGTCAATGGCGTTCCCCCAAAGGGCACGGCCAAAGAAGTTAATTGAGATAGAGTTGGGCAGGTCAACACACTGTGTTCCCCACGATCCATCAGCATCAGTACCGACACCAGCGTCAGCTAGATTTTCTGCAAATAAGATAATGTCATTATCTGTTGCCATATAGTAGGCCTCCTTAAATTATTTTTGAATAGCTTGTTTAATTTCCGAGATAGTTTTTTCCAACTCTTTGACCTTCTGTTTTAAAGTCTCAATTTCGCTTGTAGGTAGTTGAGATTTTGTTACAAGTGGGTCTTCCGCAAATTTATTTTGTTCCAAAACCTGTAGAAAAAAATTATTATATGTTGGAAATAACCCATACGCTTGGCTGATAGTCAACGATGAAGATTGTTTATCTTTAATTTCCTTGATATCCTCACCGACTGCTTGAGCAAATTCTGTGAACTTACTCATAGGCTCACGCTTTCGCAGCAGTATATGCTGCTACCAAGTCCTCAGTTTCAATAGCTGTAATACGATTGCCAAACTCTGTAAGTTTAGTAATGATGCCAGAATCAACATTACCACCAGCAGCGGCGATTTTATCAGCGATTTCCTTGAGTGTGTCCAATTCTTCTGGGACGCCTTCGCCCAGAATAGCAGTCTTAACACCTTGAATGGCAGTGTTAAGTTGGTCTTGAGTGATGCCGTTAGTGGTTACTTCGCCTTTCTCAGCCTTGCCAGCCAACGCTGTTTTAATTTCTTTGATGTCTGCTCCTACCGCTTGAGCGAAATCATGTAATTTACTCATTTATGTTTCCTTTCAAATTTTAGCTAGATTGTAGATGTTTACGAGGTCTTCCGTGGGTTCACTGCCACCGGCAATGTACCCAGAATCTCGTAATTCATCCGCTAGTAGTTTTAGTTTAGGGTCTTTTTTTGATGGAATCGCACTATCTGCATTCAACGAGTTCTTCACTTTCACTTTGAAATTATTGGACGGGAAAATATGCCCGTCCAGTTTAATTTCAAGGTAGTAAGTGCCAGTAGCTACTGCCTTACCCATTGAGAATGTGAACACCCCATTTTCAACAGTAACATCTTGATAGAGTGCCACTGTTTCATCGTTGGAAAGTGTGAGCTTACCAGTGCCGGACAGATTCATGCGTTTTCCATCGTACCCTAGAATTTCAAAACCAAACACGGAAGTGGTGTCCCCAGATTTGAGAACATCCCCTCCCTCGATTTGGTTGATAGAGGTCATGAGCTTAGCCATAGGCTAGTCCTCACGAGGTTCGTTGTAGTTCAATGCACGTTCACTATCTGCAACGCCCTTTGTAGTTGGGTCAGTAACAATACCAAGGATGACCAAAATCACAACGAATGTGTTTACACCCTCTTGAATATTGTGCGGGATTTCAAGCCCGAATTGTTGCAACATCAAGAAAACCGCTGAGATAAGAGCTACTAGAGTAGCTTTGTTTTGTAAGCGAAGTTTAAAATTAATCATTGTCATTATTCTCCTTTTCTTCTTTCAAGAAAAATTTTTCTTTGTCGATGTTCTTCTTAATATATTTGTCAATAAGAGGGATTTCCACCCCTAGTGCTGATAGACTAGCCAAAATACTAGAGCCGTAAGCCGCAAGCATGGCAAAGATAAATGTATCAATTACACTACCTAAATTCATAAAAACAGCAAACGGGTAGAAGATTGCCACAAACGTAAACATGGCAATGTGACCGACTAGCCCTTTTCTAAATTTTGAGCTTGAAAACTCGTGGAAAGCCCAAGCCCTGGCCACCCCGATGACGATATCACTGAGAATGATAATCATTAGCAGAAACACCCATAAATGCTCATCAATGCCGTGTTCGTAGAAGTCTCTGACTACATCGAACACGCCAAAGATGCCGTCTGGTTTGTGCATTTCACACTCCTTAACATAGTTATTTAACCCCCATTTTTTAGCTTATTTCAAAAGAATATTATTGCCGTCTGTGGCGTATGCAATGAAGTCATTCGAGTTAACGACTGCTAAACGACCATTAACTAAGCCAATACGTTGACCCATCTGGAATAAGCTGATGCCAGTGTCTTCTTTGGCAATATAACCGGCGTACTTAATGATTCCTCGTTGCCATTGCTCGATATCGTCAAGTGCTACACCGTAGAATAACCACGGTTCATCAGCTCCTAGAGGCTGGACAGAAGTACCGACCAGTTTAACGGGTGTTCCGACTGTGATTTTTGTACTACTTGAATTCCCAAGTGTTCTAACTTCATCAGCAAATTCAATACGTTCTTTACGCCCTGCGCTATTAATGGTGATGTAAGGCACAATCGTATTACCACCACCCGAAACGGCAAAATGGTTACCATGGTGTGAGTTCCCTTGTTCCTCGAAAAGCTTGACAGCCTTGTCGATATTGCAGTTCTCGATAGTTACGATTGACTTCTTAGCACCCGTACCATAAGACCCGAAACGGATAGATTCTTCACTGCTGCCGGTGATGAAAGTACATTTTGAAATCTTGACACGGTTAGACTCGACATTAAAATTATCATGCATCGAGAATGGCAATGTAGTTGATTTGAATGTGCAGTTTTCAAAAAGGTAGCTACCACCCGAACCCATACCGGCAGCATAAGCTTGCGTTGAGTTCCAAACACCCGACTTGTTCCCAAGGTGTTCAAAGTAGCAATCGATATATCTCATATCATTGTTTGCGTACTGGTTATTCGTTTCGTCATGCACTGCATATCGAGTATTTCGGACAGTAATCTTGATATTCTTGATTGTGTTATGTCGCCAAACATTCAAAACACTGATACGACTTGAAGTGTTCTGAGTAGTCTTGTTATCTGGTACGTCCATTTTAAGACGGACATCACCAACACCGATAATGTTGACATAGTCTGGCACTTCAATCCCTTGACGTTCGCTGTTTGTGTTCTCAACGGTACGAAGGAAGTTGTCGCCGCCCAATTCTTGCAATACATCATACTCACCAGAATGTATATACAAGGTAATAGGATTGTCAGCACTACCCGAACCCAATGCTTTGATAGCTTCCGTTAATGTGCTGAAATCTCCTGCTGACTTCTTGATGGTATACTCATTTTTGAGTTTTGGAAAAGCGATTGGCGTGTTACTTTCAAGAGCACTAGCCCCATAGTTGAGATTAGGCAGTTTAGACGCTGCACCAAGTCCGCCTTGGATAAGCTTTGACGGCTGGTCCGCTACTTGTCGTGAGATAAGCAAATAGCCTGTTTCGGTTGGTGTGAAGTCTTCATCAACAAGCCTGTCATTGCTTGAGAACTGCTTTAACTTACGATCATCAAGACTGAAAAAGTAAGTGAAGAATCCACGGACACCCTTCAAGCCATATTTCTTGCCTTTCTCAAGATAAAAAGGCGGATAGATACCCCATGAAGGCACATCTCCCGTTTGCTTAGCCGTACCGGTGTAATACTTGCCACGAACGAAAGTATTTTCATCAATGAGTTGCTTAATTTCTGTTACGAAATTAAGGTCAGTAGCTTTGACATCAACCGACAATTTAGGGATTTTAAGCGAGATATAGCCGTCTGGAAGATTGTTCATGTCAACGTTAGCGGCTGCAATTTCTGCCACTGATGCATTGAAAACTTTAGGCTTAGCGTCGCTATTTTGAGTAGATACATACAGAATCGAGTCCTCCGTTGGTGTGTATTCTGTTGTAACCACTGTATCGTTGTTTGCTAGCTTTTTAATCACACGGCTACCATCTACCGATGTCACATAAGTAAGGAAACCTCGAACACCAACAATGTAATAAGTCTTGCCCTTGTATAGATTTACTGGCAAGTAACGACTCCAAGGGGCTGAAATATCATTGATGATCTTACCGTTGTTCTCGACCCAGAATGTACCTGTGATTCGGTCAGTAAGCATTTGCTTGATACCTTGAGCAAAGTCGATGTTGTCAGCGGTAACTTCGTTACCACCAAGCCCCCTAGACTGATAGACTCCACCCTCTTTCCAAGAGCGAGCTCCTTCGTCGTAGTAGTACCATTTGCCCGTATCTTTGGCTACAACGATACCATTTGCACCGTTTGGATAAGTGCTACTGATTTCAGATAGCGAATTAAGAACAGCCTTAGGGGCATTGGATTCAATTTTGTTAAATTTCTTTTCAACAAAATCAGCACTCGCCTTTCCATTTAGCGTGTTCTCAATAGTGCTGAGACGGTCATCAAGGTTGCCAGCAAGTCCACGGGCCTTGATAACTTCCATGTTAGTGTTGCCATTAGTGGCACCGTCTGCATAAGTCGTTTCGATGGCTTTGGCAATGGCTTCTCGAACGTCTGCCCCTCTTGTCTTCTTGCGAATAGCCTTTGTCAAAACACTAATGTTCTTAGTGTTCTCAAGGGGCGTGACATCATCGTAGAGGTTCAAACGTCCCTCTGCTTCGATTTCTGGCATGTTTAATTACCTCCATTTAATTCTTGTTGCAATCTAGCAATTTCAGCTTCTACATCCTTGATTGTTCTAGCACGCTCCTGCTCGTCCATGCTGTACGATGCAAGCTGGTTATCATAGTTAGCCTTGGCTGTGAGATAATCAGCGTATTGTTTATCATAAGCTGCAATCTCGTCCGCTGATGCGTTGGGGCTAGGCGGATTAGGTGCTTTAGGGGCTGTAGGTGCTGAGCTAGGTTTGTTTTTAAGTGCTGCGAGTTGGTCACGTAAAGATTTCAAACGTTTCTCTTTATTAGCCGTTGATGTATTCTGTTTCAAGCGTTCGATAGAGTTTTCAGCTTCTTGTAACTGCAACTGATACGCTGAAAGTGATTGAGATTGTGAACCGATAGTCAAATCAACACTCTGTGGGTTTAGGATATCAATTTTTTTCTCCAAGATTTGCAAAGTTTCAATCCCAGATAGAGGGGCGTTGATAATCGGGTGCTTGTTCCCAATTTCAAATTTGTCGTAGCGGTTATCAATCAAGTAACGCTCAACCGCTGATATCGTCCACTTAGCGAGTGCGATTTTTTGGTTTCGTAGGTACTGCTTACCACGGGCAAGCAAAACTTTTGGGTCATCAATCTCTGTCCAGATTACAGCCTTACGGATAATACCAAACTCTTTGATAAGATCCTTATCTTCCAAAAATGCACTGTTATTGTTGACGTGCCAAATGGTCAACTGCTCTCTGGTCACATCGGGGCTCTGGTCCTCGTCTGGATGTTCCTTCTGAATATCGGCACCAACTGGCATGATTTGAGTAGCTAGACCGTCAAAATCAAGCTCACGGCTGGCAGATTTGATGTTTTTACCAATCTGTAGCGGCGATTTCTTGGTTTGTCCAATCTGAGCGGTCCAGTCGACATATAAGCGAGTATTTCGCTCGTAAATGGTCAAATAACCCCCGATATTGTTAATGATACGCTCTCGGACACAATCCCAAGTGCTTTCATATCCAAGGTAACGCCAAGGTTTATCAGTCCTACTATTAACCGTGCAAGCGCCCAGGTTAATGCGTTTGTAGTCCTCAACCTCGCCATTAGCTACCCTTAAAATTTCAGTTAAGTAAGGGGCTGCTCCTTGGTTTGGCAATTTCTGGAACCATTGAGCAGAATCGTGCAAGAATGAAAGGAAATCCTCGCAAGTCACTTTCTGAGCGAATCCGTTCGTTGTCATTTCGTTAGTAGATGTCAACACTCTGCCCACGAACTCAACTTTGCCATCGTAGAGGTTGACCACCTCAACGATAGATTTAAACGGCACCATTTTGTTATACAAAGGATGCGTAAAAGGAACAGCGAAAGAGAACTCATGAATGGTGTTTAGAGCTTGGTTGATTTCACCAACGATAACTGTGCCACCTCTTGGGCTGTACGGGTCATGGATAGTCTTGCGTGCCGTAGTGGTACGATTAAGCTTATCCCAACGGCGTGAGTTGAAATCACTCCACCAATACACCGCATAGCCGCCTTTGTGTTTGGTTTCGGGTGGTTCTGGTACGACGGTTTTTTCACCACCAACTCCGACAAGTTGCCCGTTGTTGTCAGACACATAGACATGGGTTAAAAACTCCCCATGCTCGTTATTGTGGTCTGAGACATTGATAGTACAGTACCAGTTGCCGCCCCATTCTACGCCGTCATACCAGATAATATCATCTTGATCTATCTCCTTACCGGCACTAGGTGAGTAGTTTGTTTTCCTGCTCCATGTCGGGAACAACACCCCTTTGATACCAGTGTCATTACTAAGATTTGAAACCTTGACAGCGTAACCAGTATGACTAATGTTAAATACTTCGATTTTACCGCTTGCACTCATGCCATCACCTCATTGTTGAAATGCATGGCAATTGTGCCGTTACCTTTAGCCTTAAAGTAATTAATACCTTGATACAAAGTCAGTGCGAACTCCCTATTTTCACCTCTCTTGAGGTTGTAAATAACCCCCTCTGAATCCGTCAAAGTGATATCTTCATCGCAATAGATTACTGGACTGATAGACGTATCACCAGAATTGACGAAATAGATTGTCTTTTCTGACCGTGTGTAGCCTAATTGCCACTTAGTCCATGTTGAGTCATCACTTTCAAAATCGAACGTATCCCAGACATCATCAAAGTATTCGTTTTCGTGGAAAGCGAATGGATAGCACTTGAATACAATAGTAGCTACCAGATTTTTTCGGATAGGATCATCAGACACTTTGATGTGCTTAATCTTACCCATCCAGTAATAGCGTCGGTCATGCGTATCAAATAGCTTGTGTTCCGTTTTAGTAACCATTTGAGACTTAATCATACGTTCAGCGGTTTTGCGGTCTTCATATTCTGTAAACGGTAGCTTAAACTCGTATGTGATTTCTCTAGGTTCAAAAACACGCTCACCTAGAACACTAGAGAAGTCAAGCACCCCTTGCATAAAGGGGATAGACTCGACAATCTCTTTCTCGTCTGGGGTTGGCGCTTCACGTTTCTGTAGGTACCACCCAGCGTCACGACTATTGAAATCGCCAAATTTTATATATTCTTTGATTTTAGTAATCATAATCTGTGTCGTCCTTTCAGTGTTTTAATCGTATCGATAGCACTGTTGAAATTATTAACTGTGCCACCGACCAATGCACCAGTGTCTAGCACCATGTTTTGACCTTGTGCCACTTGGTCTTTGAGCTCTCCAAGAGCGTCAATCACATCACCCAACAAACCGGCTGAGTGTGCAGCATAGGCTTCTTGACGTGCTGAAATAGTGGCGTCTGGTGTTTTATCACGCAAGACTTCCATCTTAAGCTGACTAGCCATGTTTGAAGTGGCACCGGTGAGCATGGCATTAGCTCGAACATTGAACCCGTTGACTTGGTCACGGATGTAATCAAGGCTATTAGCAACCTCTGGGGCTGATTCGTCGATACCTCGAGCGATACCAAGGCCAATATACCAACCAACTTGGTCACGGAATAAGTGAGAAGGTGAATGGATTTTTGCTTTAGCTTGTGCTGCACGCTCTGCCTGTGCGACTAGGGCGTTTGCTGCTGCTGTAACTGCTCCTAACGCTGAGTTAAGACCAGCGGCAAGACCTTGACCCATATAGGCACCGGCTGAGAAGAAGGCTCCATAACCGGCTCTAGCTGCGGCTGCCGCTTGGTTAACCGCTGCTTGCGTAACTGCAACTAATTGCTGTCCGCTCGCTTGCATAGCTGATACCATTTGAGCACCACCAGCACGAATAGCAGCAACTACTTGATTCATACCATTGCGAACCGCTGAAACAATCCGATTCATGAAAGCCTGCGTGCTAGCAACCATTTGAGTACCGCTAGAACGTAAAGCCGCTGTCATTTGCATAGCTCCGGACGTTACGGCTTGAACCGCTGACATCATGCCTGCACTTACTGCCATGCCTAATGACATCATTGTAGCCTGCAAGGTCATGGCAGCCGCTCCCACGGTAGCGAATACGCTAGCTAACATCATGACTTGGGCACTTACCATAGCAAGCCCTGCTCCTGCCATTTGGGCTGAGCTGGCAAGCATAGCAAGCTGACTAGCTACCATGGTCGCCATCATGGAAACCATGCTGAAACCAGTTTGGGCAGTCATGAGCTGAGCGCCAAACATAGTAACCGCTGACCCTGCCATCATGAGCTGTGATGTCATTTGCATCAAGCTAGTGGCAAACATCATGAATTGAGTGTTTAGCATGGTCAATGATGTACCAATCATGGTAAATTGAGTACCTACGAGCGTCAAGCTAGTCCCTAGCATAGTTGAGCTAGTAGCCATCATGGTCATGCTCGTAGTGGTCATAGTTAACTGAGTAGCTAACATTGTTAAGCTACTAGTTAACATAGTCATGCTTGAGCTGATAGAAGTCATGCTAGCAGTCAATGTCATTGAAACTGTGCTGAACTGAGTTAAACCAGTCGCAGCAACCATCAAGGCCGGTGCTAGTGTCATGATTTGCGTTCTAAACGCCGTGATAGGGGCTACGATAGCCGTTAAACCAGCTAGCGATTGACTAGCTTGATTTGAGAACGTGCTGAATGCTGTTCCTGCCGTAGTGAGCAATGATTGCAAGTTAGTGAACGATGACTGAATGCTTGTAATCGTACTTGAGAATGAAGTCAACCCAGATACAGCGCTAGACGCTGAGCTAGACACCTTACTCATGCCGTCGCCAAGGTTCTTCATGCCAGTACCCGCTGTGGCAAGTCCCGCTGAATTATCACCGATAGAACCAACCCCCTTGGCAACAGCTGCAAGAGATGCAGCCATGTCCGCAAGATTGGTATTGGTAATCTTAACGACACCATTGGCAAGTTGATTGAATCCATTACCAGCCTTTTGCGCTGCGGTACCGATTGAGTTAAACACATTAGCTAGGCTATTCAATACACTACTGATTGCACTGCCGGCTGATGTAATGACGCTTGAAATACCTTCAAACGCTGATTTGATACCGTTTCCGATACCTTGAGCCGCTGTGCCGATAGAAGTACCAACCGACTGAACCACGCTAGCAATACCCTGCAAGGCTGCACCAATGGCTGAACCGGCAGCGGAAATTACACCAGAAACACCGCTTAATGCCGTGCTAATAGCCGTACCGATACCCATTGCAGCCGTAGCTATTGCCATTCCTGCGGCTGAAACAACCGATGCAATGCCACTGAACGCAGCACTAATCACACCACCAATTGCCGTAATAATAGGCACAATTTGAGTGATTGCTGTAACAATCGCTGAAATGATTTGGCTGATAATAGGGGCTAATGTCTGAACGACTGTGACAATGGCAGAAATCACTTGACTAATGACTGGTGCAAGAGTTTGAACGACTGTCACAATGCCTTGAATCAAGGTCATAATGACTGGTGCCGTTGCTTGAATAGCTTGGACAATCACTTGCAAAACCATTGCAATCTGTGGGCCAAATTGTCCGATTACTTGCGCTACTTGCACAATGCAATTCGCGATAACCGGAGCAATTGCCACGATAGCATTTGCAATAATCTGTGTTACTGCTGTAATAGTATTCCCGATAATCTGAATAATCGGAGTAATCGCCGTAGCAATTTGGCTGATTGCTGAACCTAGAGCGGTAGCTAGACCGCTGAAAGCACCGATAATGCCTGGGATAGTTCCTAAAATGGATGTCCAAGCGTTGCCAAATGCCGTGATGGTTGGGGCAGCTTGACCAATAGCCGCACCAACCGCAACTACTAGCGGCGCTAAACGTGCAAGCCCTGGAGCCGCTTGCCCTACTGCTGTAACGACTGTAGCGAATGCAGTTCCGAACGCTTCAATTACCGTTGCCATTGCACCGCCGATAGCTCCTACAACTGTACTAATTGCACCACCTAAAGCCCCGAGGATTTGTGAAACTCCCTGAGATTGCGTAGCTAGCAACGCCAATGAAGCAACAACAAGAGCGATTGCTGCACCGATTCCGACTGCTGCGATTGCAGCCGAAGTTCCCAACCCTGCTAATGTTGAAAAGCTGACACCTTTCAATCCTTGCAAGGCTGCTTTAATACCTTGTCCCAAACCTTTAAAGGCGGTTGATAGACCTGTCCCGATACCTTTTGCAGCCGTTGAAATGCTAGTTCCTGCTGACTTAATGACATTAGCCATCCCGCTAAACAACTGCGTAATAGTTGATTTAGAGCGTCTAGCGCCGTTAGCGGCTTCTGCTGCTCCTTCTGCCGCATCGCTTCCAAATTTCTTGAATGGGTTAAGGCTCTTGATGAAATCAAGTCCTCTTAATGCAGCACTGACGGCAGAAATCCCAGCCTTTGCAGTCATAAACCCTGCTACAAGAGCTAAAATGCCGCTGGTGATACCGTTAAGCACTCCCGGTGGCAATGAGCTGACAAACTTAGATACCGCTGAAATAGCTTGAGATATCCAGTTTACAAGCGTTCCAAGAGCTGAGCCAATGCCTGCAATGATTGACTGCATTTGTGAGCTACCGAGGACCTCACCAAATGATGAACCGATAGCCTTGAGGGCGTTCCAAGTATCTTGCACCGCTGCTTTAAACGATTGAAACGCTCCAGTGTCAGCAAAGGAAGTAATGAAACTTCTAACTGATGTCGTGGCAATATTCAAGGCTTGCGAGATCCCGTTAGCGATATCACCAAATACTGAGCCAATGCCCTGCATGAGCTTGCTACCATCAATCTTGCTAAATAACTGCTTGATTGAGCTTGAGATGTAGGTAAACGTTGCACCTAGATTAGCCAAAGCTCCGGTATTCGTGAAGCCTTTCCAAAGTGAAGACAGCCCACTGCCAATCTTGTCAGCAATGCCGTTGACGTCAATCCTTTCGAGTGCATCCGTGAGCCCAACGACTGCTTTGATACCGATTTGATTGAGTTTTTCAAACTGTGGCATTAGCTTGTTAGCAAGAGATTCTTTCATCCCGTCAATCGCTTGGTCAACGGTCTTGAACTCTGTCGCCATTTTGCTAAATGTGTCGTTATTACCGACCTTAGCGATAGCGTCAAAGAAGTCTTCAGTCTTAATCTTGCCGTCCTGGACAGCTTGCACCATTTCAGCGGTACTCATGCCCATTTCTTTCGCAATAGCCGCAATACCGGCAGGCGTTTGCTCTAGCATGAGCTTGAAGTCTTGCCATTGAACCTTAGGCTTAGCAGCCATTTGGGTAGCTTGTTGGCTCAAGGTCTTCATGGCTTGTTGAGGATTCTCTGCCGCTGCTGCAAGACCACCAAACCCCTTAACGAGCTCCGTTGTATTCTTCGTTCCAACCGCTGCTAACTGTGAGTAAGTAGAAGCCATGTCGGACGCTGAATAGATGGTTTTAGTTGCGAAGTCTTGCAACTCGCCTTTGACCTGTTTGATTTGGTCGGTAGGCATGTTAATCTGTTGCATGTTGCCCTCAAAGGTCTTCCATGCCTTAGTCGAGCTGTTAAGCTCACCTACCATGGATTTCATGCCATTTCCAAGAGCGCTGATACCGCCCATGATAGCCCCACCGATTAAGTTAGCACCGAGGACAGACTTAAACACTGACCCAACCTTACCGGCTGAACCTTTCAAGCCCTCTAACGCCCCTTTAATGCGTTTAGCCCCACTTTCAGCGTCCTTCCCATCGAATAACGCCTTGATGGTGACTGTACCATCTGCCATAGATTATCCCTCCTTTCTAAAATTCTTCTTCGTATTCTTCATCTTCCTCGATAACATCGTTAGGGAGAGCATAATCTTTCTGAAGCCTACGCATTTCCTCTTTGTATTCTGATGAGTCGCCCTTTTGTGGCTTCCATTTACGAATTTTGATAACTTCCATCAACTTCGTGCCCTCTGGAAGCCCAGACAGTAGAGCGTTGAATTTCCGCCAATGCAATTCACCTTGCACATCGAATAAGTCAATGCCGTATGCTTGCAAAAATGACGAATAGATATAATCACCATCGTATCGGATATCATAGGGAGCTCTTTGTTTTGTATCATCGCTTGCAGTGGTCTTCATCGGATTCCCAGCCAAGTCATACTCGACATGATTGTCCTTGACGTCAGACAAGCTGATGTGTTCCTCAAAGACTGATTTGAAGACCTTTGACATCTCTTCAATCGAGTAGTTTTCAAAATCATTGTTAAACGATTCTGCCTTTTCCTCTCTGGTGTTTCCAGCTAGGCTTTTGCTAATCAACATGCGAATAGCAAAATGAGGCTTGATGTATTCCGGTATATCTTCATCCCTCATCATCTCGAACATCTTTAGGACATTATCAAAGGACAAGTCAAGGGCGTACTCTTTATCATCAATAACTAACTTATCTGTTAGTTTTCGTGACAAATCAAGCATTTAGATATTTATCGAGGGCTGCTTTTGAATTTTGGTTTTCAAATTCCTCTGAAATACCTTTGATGGCTTCGATAAGATAGAACATAGCGTTAATTGTTGACTGACCAGCGAAGTCATAGACTTGTTTAAACGCTTCTTTGTCGTCAAATACTTGGTTGAAACCATCTTCTACCAATGCTTTCAACGCTCCGAGAGCTTCTTCATCGCTTGTTTCTTGGAACGCTTGTCCTTTGGCTTGCAAATCCTCACCAACCGCCTTCATGCGTTGGATATTGCCGTCTGACACTGGAAAATTAAGCTGGAACTCACCGAAATCCACCGGAATGACATTGCTACGTTTTTTAATTACTACCATGTTTTTTTGTTCTCCTTTAATACGAAAAAAGAGGGGAAGGGCTAAACCCCACCCCTCTAGTTGTCTTATCTTGTTTTATTTAATTAGTGATTACCCACCGATTCCCGGTGAAGTAACTTCTGATGTTTCACCAGAACGAGCGGCACGCCCAGAAGTTTCTGAACCAGCTCCAGATACTGCGGCGGCTGCGACTGGTGATGCAGTGATGTCGTGTTTCTCTGGCGTACGTGACCAGTTAACTTGGAACTTGATTGTTTCAAGCTCAGACGCTTCACCGTCACCGACTTCGATTTCAGAAAGTCGTGCAAGACCTTCTTTGTAAGATTTACCGTCCGGAGTTACTTCCTTGTACCATACGATGAGGTCGTCTGCTACAGCATCTTCTTTGTCAACGACAAAGTTTTGAGCTTTATCAGCGTAATCACGGTGCCCTTCAAATGAGCGACCTCGTGATTTTGATGTGATAACTTTTTCTTTAGTACCGTCACCGTCAAAGTACGCTACATCATCGTCTTCTGCGTCATTTTCTGGTGCAGATTCCTTGATGCCTTTGGCAATCCACATGTATTTGTCCTCAGTTGGTGGAGTGTCTGGATGTTCTGAATTGAACGGTGCAATGTAATGCTTACGAATCGCATTTTTAAATTTAGCCATTAATTAAGGCTCCTTTCTACTTCAAGTCTTGCTTGCAAATCAAGCAAGTAAATATAAAAACCCTGCTCGTCGGCATCGTTTAAACTCGGTGTCTCGACGGTCAAGGCTAAAAATGTGTATGAATTATTTGAACTTGGTAACTCGAATCCGATTTTTGAAAGCTCAGTGTTTATCTTCCAAAGAATGGCATTTAGCTTTTGCTGGTCCTTTGATTTAATGGCTATCTCATAAGGTAGCGATAGAATCTGGGTGCCAGCCATGTCTTCGTCTTCCACTTTGCCGCCGGGCAAGGGATAGACTGAAAGACTTTCGTCTTCTGAAAGATAATCAAGTTTGCATTTCAACGGTAGTCCAAGCGTATTGATGAAGTTTGCGAGAACTTCTGAGAAATCGTTGTCGTTCATTAGTTAACCCCCATAGCTCGTAAGGCGACTTTGCCCCAGTTCTTACCATGCTTAGGAATAGCTTTCTTATCCCACCGCTTGCCAGTTCCGGGTGTAGTGTATTTGCTGAAAGTGAAGCTCCTATTTTTGTTATAGCTAGACCCATAGAATTGAGCTCTTGCATAAGGTCCCGGATATCTAATACCATCGCTAAAAGCTGAACCGCTAGCGCTCAAGGTTCCATCTCTACGAGGGATGAATGGCTGCATGTCGGTTATCATTTGACCAATCATGGCAACCTTTCCACGCTTGACAGCTTCTGGACTGCATTTCTTTTCGAGCCCTTGCAAGTCAACCTTAACGGTTACATTAGCACCCACTAGATCACCTCGATTTCATAGCAAAACACCTTGTCTTGCCTTGGATAGTAAACTGGAATGACTGAACGAATCTTATAATCTCGTTTGCCGTCGTTAATCAAGCCGTTTTCAAAACTCTCATCAAGCACCACTGGGCAATGTTTCGGATAGACAAATAAAACACTAGGCTTTGATTCGCTACGGTTGTTAGTCGACCCGCTAACATTGAACTGCCTATCAAATCTAACGGGTTTTAGGGTTGTGGGCTCATCATATGTTACTTTTCCCCAGACATCCGTTTCTCCCGTTAGTTTCTTGATTGTGACAGTGTCAACTAGCATGCGTTTGTCAATAACGGTCATAACATACCCCCTTATAGCCATATCCTGCCCCTTTAAGAGCGTTCAAAGCGTCAAGAGATAAATTGTACCGACTGCCCTCATTGGAAGCCTTATACGTGCTCTTGTAGCTAATAGAGGTCCGCCCAAGAGACACACTAGAGACTGATTGCTTTTCATCAGCAGTCATAATTCCGCTACTATCCAAGTAGGCAACTTGAAAAGCCGTCGCTAATTTGACGGCTTTCTTTCGATATTCCAGTTCTTTTTCAAAATCAACAAAGCCATAGAGGTTTCCAATAAACATATTGATAGCTAATTCTGCTCTAGCTCGTAGCTTTTCAAAGTTTTCGACCTCATCAAAACCAAGTTTTTCAAACTCGTTTTCAGTTAGATAAGCGATTTTAACCACCTCCATGTAAAAAAGGCGGTGTATTGTCCGCCTTCTAGTTTATTCCTCGATTTCGTAACCGAGATTAAGAAATGCTGAAACAGCGACGTCATTGGTAGCTGTGAAACTAACGCCGTCTTTAGTCAAGACAACGCCGTTTACTGTTGTTTCTTCTTTCTCCTTAGCTGCCATAGTTACCCCCTATTAGGCTGATTTGTGAACGTAGATAGCTTTCTTCTTGTTGTCCAAAACGAAAGCATCGTAACGGATACGTCCTTCAACAAGTTTCCCGTTAATTCCTGGTGGGTTATCGTGAATCTTGTAGTCTTCAAGCTTAACTGGTGATGTTGTAGCCACTGGGTGAGCGATAATGAACTCAACGCCTTGTGGAAGGCGGCCCGGTGTAAGAACTACTGGCATGCCGTCAATCATACCAACTTGACCATTGATTGTGATTTGTTGTCCAAGATCTGACTGTTTAACAAATGCTGGGTCAAGTTTGATAAGTTTGTAGAATTTAGAAGATACATGAAGCACGCGCCCAGCCGTTGGAACAAATGCTTCTGTAAGTTTAATTTGACCATCAAGCACTGCTTCATAAGCATTGTCTTTAGTAACTGCAGCTGTAACGATGTTATCTGTGTCAGCACCGCCTGCAATTGTTGCGAATCGGTAAGTGTCGATTTCTGGGATAACAACTTCTGACAATTGACGAGCAAGAGCTTTACCTGCTTCCATCACACCGTTTGTGTCTTGTTCAGATTTTTTGTCGATGGTAAATGTGAAAGAGCGGTCTTTCTTCAATACCATTGTTTGAACAGTGTTACCGAGTTCATCCGCTGTACCGTAGCGATTGACACCGCTAGTTGTGTAGTCGTTCATTTGAGATGTTGGAACAGAATACACCTTAACTGTGTCAACTCCAGTGAAGTCGAAATCTTGGTTAATGATACCAGTTGAAAGAGCTTCTTTTGCGAAACGTTCATCAACTTTGTTGTCAAATTTCTGTGCGTAGTTAACAACCATGTTTTAAATACCTCTTTTCTTTTTATACGCTATCAAAGCCTTCAAATAGGGCTTTATCTTCTGCGCTAATATCCTGCCCAGCGTCCGCTGCCGGATTGCCCGGAACAGTGATATTTGGGTTTTGCGGTTCGCTTTGAGCTTGAAAAAGGTAAGGGCTTGTCTCTCTTAGGCCGTTGATAGTTTCTTCTAGGACTGGCTTGCCGTCCTCACCTAGCTCAATCTTGTCTAGGTCAATAAACTTCATAAGGTCCTCGGAGTTGTAAGCTCCCACGTCCTTCAAAGCCAAAGCTACCGCATTTGTCTTCTTAACTTGAGCAAGGTTAGCTTCATTCTCAGTCTTGTAAGTGTCAAATTGAGCTTGTAGGTCCGCTAATTGTTGCTTAGCTTCTTCACTTGCTCCCTCTTTAGCCTTCAAGTCTTCGAGTGCTTGGCTTTGTTGCTCAAGTTGTTGCTTAAGGCTGTCGTTTTCAGCTTGTAGTTCAGACTTAGCTTGTGATTTAGCGTTCTCAATACCTGCACCGTACGCTTGCATGATATTGTCAATCACACTCTTGTCTGTGATACCAGCTTCAACCAACATGTCACGTTTTAAACTCATGCTTAAAACTCCTTTGTTTTACGTCCGGTGGACTGTATTCGCCCAGTTTTACGACATTTGGCAGGTCAAAAAGAAAAACCGCATCAAATTGATACGGTTTTATTAAGTAGTCTGTTCCTACGAGTCAAGATTTTGGATCACCGGCTTTCTTTTTTTGTTGCTTTCGCAGTTCGATTTCTGCTTTAGCTTGGTTGAATGGGTCATCGTAGTACCTCTCTCTCGAATAGTCACGATATAGAAACGGGTATTGTCTCAGATAGTCCCTCATAGCCGCTTGCTGCTTTCTGACTTGCCCTTTATATTTGCTTATCAGCTCGTCATCCTCTAGCTTGTTAGCGACGTGAAGCAACTCTTTTGACTTTCTGATAGAGCGTTCTATAGCTCGCTGCTTGGCTTGAGCATTGGCGTTCTCTATCGCTTGCTCTGGTGTTAGGTCCTTTAGGTGTTCCGGTAAGTCTGGCTTGTAGTTGGCACCTACCACAAACGGTGTTATCTCATGCCGGCAGTTAATACCAAGACAACCGCCTGCACTACCGAAACCGTAGTCCGATAGCGAGTAGATGCGCTCACCTTTCTCAGTCCTAGCTGGGCCATGCGTAACTATTTGATGCTGCAGCGGGGCGCACATCTCACGGGCTGTTGATTTCATCGAATAATAGAATGTATCGATGCCCACTTCCTCAGCCGGCACCATTCTAGCTTCACGATAGACCCGCCATGATGTCGAACGGATAACCGTCCTAGCATACGTGTCAGCTCTCCAGCGTTTCCCTTGTTTGTCAGTAAAACCATAGAAGCCCTTATCTGCCCATTTCATAACCGTAGTAGATACGGCTTGAGTGGGGTTCATTACACCAGCGACAACCTTGGCAACTGTTTCCTCAACTATGGACTGATAGACCTTCCTGACACTGACTGGCAGTGTGGTATTAATAAGGTTGTTGATATCCCCCATAGTCTGATTGACGTAGTTAGCTAGGTTTATCTGGATAAGGTTGTTATCCACAAAATCACCACCGCCTATTGAATCTAATAGCTGGGTTTTGGTGCCCTTGTATATCTGGTAGCCTTCGTTTTGAATGACATATCTTAGCTGTTGCTCAGCTACTCCAGACCGCTCAGCGATAAGCTTGATATTCTCATCATTGAGCAAGCCCATTTCGCTCATTTTCTCGATTTGCCAGATATAAGGGTTGTCCTCTAGGCTAGCACTGCCACGCTCTCTGATTCGGTCAACAACTTGGTCGAATAAGTCCATTGTCATTTGATGATAGATGTCAGCGACACGGCTAGCGTCTAGCATTAGCTGCTGATCATTTAGCTTGATAGGTTTCTTATTCGCCATAGCTTATCACTCTCCGTAAATTGACTTATCTTCTAGACTTCTATCGTTGTTCGCTTCTTCAATAGTGTTACCGTTGATTTCCGCCTTAATTGCCTTGGCTTCCTCTGGTGTTACGTTAAGGACCTTTTCAATGGCCATTGTGTCAGTTCCAAAGCCTGCATTTACTACCTTAATCCAATAATCAAGCTCAGCGTTTCGGTCAGTGAAGACACCATCATCAAGGTTGACGCTGATAGCTTCCATCTCCGGAATAGAGCCGCTATATAAGCCGTAAGCTTTAGCAAGCTCTAGCATTGAAATGATTAGTTCTCTTAGTGATTGCTCAACCAGTGAGACAATACTGTTGCGCATTTGATAAGTGTCCGAGTTCTCACTGACAATCTCTGTCGCTGTCTTCATACTTTTGCCGTCAAAGGTGAACATGCCGGCTGACACACCTAACTGCATTTCAAAGAGACTCAGGCCCTCATTGATAGCCTTGATATAGTCTTCGGCTCTGATAGGCGTAGTAAGGTCTGTAATCTTAACACCGCCATCAATGTCGTTGCTCTCGAATTGCTCATAAACGTTTTGGCCTACTTCAAATTGATGTCGAACGACAACCTTGTCGCCTTCTTCGGTATAGATAGGCTTAATCAGTTGAGCAGGAACAGCGACACGGCGCTGCCCCATTTTAACCTCCCACATAAACTGGTCATAGGTCTCATTTAGAAAATCAATCGTAGTTTTAGCGTTATCAAAGATAGATAGACCAAGAGGGCTATTGATATCCTTGTTATTCATGCCCGGTGCTTTCAGATAGGTAAATAGCGGACGACTTAAACCGTGTAATTCTACGGTTTCTTCTAGTTCCTCGTAAACCTCTGATAGCGGCACCCTTTGGCCTACAATGTTTTGATTGTCTGAGCGGTATAGCTCGTTTGAAACGGTGTATTTGCCATCTTTAGCCCACTCATGAAGTTCTATTAGTGTGTAATAGATTACTTTCTTACCTTGGCTTTTCGTTGTCTTAGTGACAATAGCAGCGCTTGATACATCTTGGGTGTTTGACTGCAACGGCAGAAAGACCGGTGCTTGTACAAATGACACTCTGACTTGCTCACCGTCGATGTAAGGACGCATTGCAAGACCACCGAGGGCCAGACATGACTCTAGGTAGCGCTCAAAGTTCTTTGTAAAACGGTCATTGTTGAGCTGCTCTTGAATAAACTTATCAGCCGTTGCATCGTCCACCTTGATTTCAGCTTGTTCGTTGAACACAAGGCTAGCAATCTTCTTTGAAGCCGTTCTAGCAATAGGCAAGTGATTGAACGCCCTCTTTTGAGGTGTGCCGTTGCTATCTGTGTACTTGATAAGCGGATATTTGCCGGCAAAGTATTTCAAACTCTCCCTAATACGGTCATATTCAGCACTTGATACCACTATTTTAGGGTGGTCTGTGATATTAGTTAGACTTTCGGTTGTCATAACGTATTTACTCCTTGTGAATAGGTCTTTAATGGTCTGTACTATTCCCATTATTAGCTCCTTTAAGCTTTCAAATCTAACGCCCTAGCGTTGTCTAAAACGAAGTATTCCATGGCGTCGCAGCAGTGGTCATCCTCTTTGATAACCTTAGGGTCGTCTGTATGTATCGTTTTCTCGTCGTAGCGATACATCTTATGTTCCTCGATGAATATCTTGTTACTTGGGATATCAAGGTAATAGAAACGCCCTTCTGCTAACAAGCTGATAACCATATCAATCATGGTCTGCTTCTTCTTCTTAGCTACCGGATGCCATCGCTCCCTATAATCTTTGAAATACTGGTTACGAAGTGCACCCTCTGCACTATCGATGGTCATTTTAAGTTTAGGCACCCGATACTGTTTCATAATCTTTTCGATAAAATCATGGATCATAACAGTCAACTCGCTAGGCGCCTTCTTGATAACTTGACCAGCGGGACTGTAATAGAATGTATCTAACAGAATCACATTGCCTTTTGCAGTCAACCCAAAAGCACCGCAAGCCGTTGCTGATTGTTGATGCCCTGTATCCATTGCAAAAGATATCCCGATGAGCCTATCGTCCGTTGGCAAGCTATCGATAGAGTGAAACGTACTCATGTTATAGACTTGGTTACCAAGCCCAACCGCTTCACCTAAGTATAAGTAGCGGTAATAGTCGTAATCATTCTGTTTGATACGCTCTATATCTTCCAGCATTTGCTCAGTAACAAACCCCAACTTATCATCAAGATAGGTGCTTGAGTGAGCTAAATAGTTATCATTGGTCTTGATATCTTCAAACCATTCATTAATCCAGCTATACGGGTTTCTAGGCGGGTTGTAAGACCAGAAAAATTGAACAAACTGTGCTTTCTCATGTTTCTGCCGCATGAACGTGACATTTGACTGGTCGAAGTCCTCAACGTCGTTAAACTCAGCCGCTTCTTCGTACCATACAGCAATGATATTCCCGATGTCGTTTGATTTCAACTTCTGGAAGTCGTCTTGCCCGTAGAAATAGAATGTTGAACCAGTACGCTTGTGAACAATCTTAAACGGGCTTACAGTGGCCCTAAACTGATTGTCCAGACCAAATAGACTAATAGCCCATTGGACCTTATTAAACACGCTGTCACGGATTGTATTAGCTACTTTCCGAATGACTACCACGTTAGCTTTTTCACCAGCCATGATGTACTTAATCATCATATAGACGAGTTTTAGCACGATAACCGATGACTTGAAAGAGTTACGCCCACCCTTAAGCACGTTGTAAGGCTTTTTAGACTGCCAAACCGACTTGAAATGTGGGTTAACGTTTTTCTGAATGTCAATTGTCGCCATCCGGGATTTCCTCCCATGCGTTGACAATATTGAGGTTCATTGTGCCTTCAACACCACTGTCTAACTGTTCTCTTAGTTTTCTGATCTCAAGCTCCAATTTCTCGGACTGTTTTGCAGTCGGATAACGTTTCAAGATTTCAACAATTGCCTTGATAACTGTGTTGTTGTCAGCCTTTTTCATCAGCCTTTCAACTTCACCAGTCAATGGATTCATCATCAAGACTTCTTCGTCCCGTTTTCCTCTAGCAATGTCGGATAGAATGGACAAGGCTTCTTTAGCATCCATGATGTTCTCATCGTGCATTTTCTCAACTTCGGCTTGGATAAAGCGTTTAATCTCAACATTTCTCAACAGTCTTTCACTCTGGGAGCTTGCTGTTCTTTCGCTATATCCTGCGTTAATCGCTGCTTGTGTCCCATTCCCTAGTTTGATGTACTCACTAGCAAATAATTTCTGTCGTTGATTTAGCCCAATATGTCCACCTCCTTCACTGCTAGAATTTTGTGCATAAAAAAGACAACCCACAAAATGAGTTGTCTCCGTTTTTCTTCGATAATATAATAATACCACTTTAAACACTTGTAAGATACCGTGCTTAAACCGTCAAAATACCGAAATATCAACGTTCTACGACTAATTGACCATTTCTGTATAATTCTGCAAAAGCTAGGATAGCATTATTTAGCAATTCTTGAAAGGCTGTCCTCTCGAATCCGATTGCTTGGGCGATTTGCCAGTTTGGTTTAGGTGGATAAGCTAGATATTTCTCAATCAAGATTCTGCGATAGTCTGGACGATACAGCCCGCTTACTGCTTGCTCTATGGCTTCTAGCTCGTTCATGGCATCGACACGCCTAACTGCAATATTTTCCACCGGTCTACTCACTCCGCCACCACCTCGTGGCATAAAAGTGAACTCTTGTGTAATCTTCTGCTCAGCGCTATCGTGTGCAATCTCTCGCCAGCGTGGATATTCTCGAAGTTTGCGCTTGCAACGTTTGATTGTTGCTTTTTCATCAATTTCCGGCAATAGCATTGTTCTATCCTCTTTGATATAATAGTAGTGTTGACTTTCAAAGAGTGCCGGCCATTGTGTCGGTCTTTTTTTATTTTTCCGGCTCAGTAATTAAGAGATATGAAAAGATTAAGTTTGTGAGCCTTTTATCACCTCCTTTCTAGCCATTGACACCAGCAAGATCTTTGGCTTTTTAGTAATGCAAGATATCAATAAGAAAGAGGGTTTTTCACATCCTTTTTTCTTAAAATTTGCTGGGTTTGTTTGAGCAAGGTCTGTCAGCTTGCTCGTGTCGAAAAAGTGTCTCTTGGATATTTTGACAGACAATAGCTAGTGAGGGAGTTGAACCCTCGTAAACCGTTCTAGCTACACGCCTAACGCATAGGCGGTATATAAGGCTTTTTTGACCGTGGTCTTCTCACGACCTACCTTGCCTTTGTTACGATATTTAAGAATGATGCGATCAACTTCGTCGTCCAATCTCTCGCTCCATTCATAGTTATTGAAGACAAAATCAATAATTTCGCTGAATAATTCTCTTGAAAGTAACCCTTCCATTTGGATTGCCTTTAACGGCGTTAGTGCAGCTTTTTCCGCATAGCACAGATTGAGGGCGTTTTGGGTTCTGTTAGCATTTTTCTGGTCGCAGTCCTTAACGTCTCTAATATAACTATTTAGGTTATTAGGGTGTTCCTTGCGTAGTTCTTCCACGTCCTCTTGGAATCGTTTAAACAGCCCCTCTGGCAGTCCTGCGTTGATTTTATCCAAAACCGGTTTAGTGGTTTTACCTCTTGTGTAATTAGTAGACAGATAGTCTTGAAGGTCGTTGAACAATTCATCAGAAATGATGCCTTCTAGTCTGTCGACAGTAGCCGGTGATATCCTCGCACGCTCCACCACTGCACTATTAAATGCCTGATAAATGATGCGTGCTTGCACTTCACTGCACTGTCGCACCTCTTGAAAATACTGTTTATAAGAGCCTTTTTTGTGTGTTTTTCTTAGTGCTGCATGCTCACTGACTAACCGTTGATGTAATTCTGGTGTCAGTCCGGAATATTTGTAGGTTTTGCTCATGAGCTCCGCTCCTGTATCACTTGGCGGTCTGCGATATATCCCTCTAATGTTATTCCAACGGCTTCGAATGGGGCGTATTCGAACACAGTTCTCTTAACCACCATTGTCGTAAGCACTCTTGCATTTCTTAGACCTCTACCGCAAATAATAGCTACATCTCTTCTAAAACGCTCTCGCTCGAAAGCCATATCATAAAGTTTAGATACATTTCTCATTACTGATTTCTTTTGTCGTCGTTTGTTCATTGTTTCACCTCTGCCAGTTCCGAATTAGTGTAGATGTTCCCGATAACCTTCGTCGAATCAGCAACATTACATAAGCGTTCAAAGTTTTTGTATCCAATAAGATTAATGACATACGTTCCTAAGTCTTGTCTAAGGCTAACAACTCCTTTGAACAAGCCACTTCTTGAAGTAACGATATCCCCTATGAAGATATCCTTGCCATCCTTGTCGGTGAAACCAGTTGACTGCATCAGGTCAATATCTCTGAAGTTGTAGCAATTTAATTGCTCAAAGAAAGGTGTTTTAACGTAAATTTGACTTTTTTCGATGTCAATAGATACAATATCGCCATCTTCATACATTGTTTTCGTGGACTTGTCCCATGCTCTATATCTTGGAATCATTGCCCTCGCCCCCTTAAGTAGCTAGGGATATCATCCCCAACATTTACTTGGTCGTACTGTTCCTTGCTGACAAGAAATTTCCCGTAAGCGCCACAATCAATCGTGTAGAGCTTACCGACCATAGATTTGCCGGTTACCTTGCCGTGTAGTTCAACGGCATTATCTGCCTTGTGGATTACCACAGTTTCGATTGGTCTGTTGACCACTCGCATGACCGTAACCACGTTAATGGCTAGTGAGACCACAAGTAAAATCGTCGCTATCGTTAAATCTTTATGCTTCACTCATAAACTCCTTATATACTTTTTCGAAAATCTCACAGACCAGACTTAGAGGAATATTTGACCTCTCATTATAAGATTTCGTCCAATCTTGAAATTTGATGTCATTTGATTTCTTTTCATTTTTAAGATTCAATTCAATGTTCCCAGAAAATCGAGTTGGTTTAGAAATCGGATAATCATCATAGTTGTTGTACCTCGTATGATTTTCAAAAGGTATTTCGAAACCTAACACCCTTTTAATGTATTGCCAGATTCTTCCATACGCTGGGTTTTCAATAATCCAATACTTTGGTTTGTATCGCTTAATGATTTCAACTGTATTGAAAATACATAATTCACCATTAATGCGTTTCATGAGTTGCTTATTTGGGTAATATTTGTATCTATCAAAGTCCTTGTAATCTCTGACAGTAAAAATCGACAAGGGTTGTTGTGGTTGAAACAGTGCATCTCCTTGCTCTTGTTTCCAGCACGCATTACCTCTGTCCATAGCGCTAGCATTAGACCAACTTTCACACGGTGGACTAGCAATGATTAGATCTGGTTTAGGCAATTTGTCCAACGTGTCGAAAAGAGTGTTATTCCCAAACAAACGATTGTAGTCAGCTAGGTTTAGATTGATGAAGTGGTTGTTCTTCTTTTCAATATCAATACCTATTGGGTAGATTTCAATATCTTTATCTAATTTCTTAACGCCCTTGGTATATGATCCATTCCCACTGTCAAATAGCGCCCATACCGTCATTTTATAAGTCTTCCTCCTTGACGAATGTTCCATTTATCATTTTTCCTTTCCGGTTTTTAATTTCTTCGTATGCCAAACCGAGGCATTCTGTAACATCTAGGTCTAACTGGTGAGCTAGTACGATGATTGTTACCAGCGTGTCACCAATAGCGTCTTTAAGCGCTGCTTGCGGTTCCGTGAATTTAGTCGGTTTCAAGAGTACATCCCGAATTTCTCCGACCTCTTCAGTGATACGCATCCACTGTATCTTAGGGTCTGCTTGCTTTAAGTTGCGTTCATCAGCCCACTCGTTGACCTTTGAGACTAGCTCTGAGAACGTGTTATCGGTGTCGTAATCTAGCAAGTAAGAAATTGACACCCCAAAGCAGCCAGCTAATTTCTCGAGTTTATCTGCACTACTAAAACCGTATTTCTCCCAGTGAATAACCGCCCCTTTGGTAACTCCAACCATATCAGCTAACTCTTGTTGAGTCATTCCCTTTGATTCCCTTAATTGTTTAAGTTTGTTCATCGCTTACCTCTTTAGTTCCCATTATTTTATCTGACACGAAAATAAACGGCTCTTTCACATAAATAGGATTGTCAAATACTGGTTTATCAAACAAACCTAACGGGATGTCTCTCACATATATTCCAGAGACGTATTTGTTCTCTTCCTTTACATAGTCGATTTTTTCAGTGTTGATTAGCATTCTAGGTTTTTCCTCACCATATTTAATAGGTGTCACCTCGATAAATTTGGCCATCTATTCCACCTCCTTGATTTCAATCCCCTCGCAGTTGAAAACCCAGCCGAAGCCGTTAGATTCTAGCTCTTTGCGGGTGTGATGCGTTCGGACGTATGCCGCTTTCCCATTATCAGCGAACCACCAACATTCGGTCTGTTTACCGAAAGCTAGCCACTGATTATCCCCTTTTATTCTTTTAACCCTAACCGTATATCTAGGTTCTTTCTCGACCTCGTAGCCTAAAGTCCAAGCGAGGGCGAAAGTTTCTTGGTTTGTCTCTGTTCCTAGAAATTCTTTTAGTTTTGAACAATCTTCTTGACTTTCATAATTGTAAAAATCTATATCACTAATAAATAAAGCCCGACCCAGATTAACGTTAGTAAATTTACAATACTTAATCCAATCTGCCACAAACTGCGGGATGGCTGGTTTAGGGAAGAAAGAATCGTATAGGTCTTCTGCGTATGATACAGAGATATGCCCGATTGTCGATAATTTTTCGATTGCTTCTTGTCTATCCATCTACTTCCACCATTTCCACTGTATACATCCTAGCATTGCGATATTTAACACCTCTTAAACGATGCAACTCGTTGATAGCGTCGTTCTTATCGTTAAATACATGGACACTGTCTTCCATGTGATCGTAATATACGATAACTTTGTATCTCATAATTCAATCAATCTCCTTCCTTTCGTGTCATCGGTGCGTCTAGCATAAACCGGTGTACCGTAGTAACTAACAGTATTGACCGACACACCTAGTTTCTCAGCTATCTCACGTTTGGTACCCATTGCCAGTAATTCATCGCCTTTATATAATGCGTATTCCTTTACTTGCATAGCTCTACCATCCTTGTTAGTAATTCCTCATCCGGTAACTGCTCCAGTGTTAGAATGCGATTTAATTTCTTGGCATTAATACCCAATTTAGCACTGATTAAATCCATATCCTTTCGGTTAGACCAAAACCATCTCGAAAACTCTTGCGTCTGACCTAAAACACTTACATGGTCGTAGCTTCCTGGTGCATATACACCGACTAACTTGTCTTTATATTTGCTATTCATTCCAATTCCTTGATATCTAATTCAATGCGTGGGTTAGGACTGTACTTCTTGCGAGCTATTAAACCACAAACAATACTGTCATCCGTCCAAACAATCCCTTTCTTATCCACTTTGTTGTAACCAGCATTTGAAATGCTGTCAAAGAGTGCTTTTACCAGATTGTCAAGGTCGGGTTTTCTGGAATGCCAAAGCCTTTCAGCCATGAATTTCTTGAATCTGTCCCACGTTTTAGCTCTCGCTTTTGGTGTGGGCTTTTTTGATACACTCAATGGAGCTTTCATGTAAAAGGTGACATCAACCATAATCGGGCCGTCAAAGAATTGTCCGTCGTATTCCTGCTCGATAAGTTGCGAACATTGACGACGCCATGCCTTCATTTTAGGGTCTTCATAAGTTCCAAACTTGCTGAATCGTGGCCTTGTTTGAGGTTTAGGCTCGATATTTAAAGTCATCTTCATGCTTCACCTCAGAATGGCAACATGTCATCGCTGATATCCATGGGGTTACTGTTCCCGTATGGGCTGTTATCTCTTGCAAAGTTTGGTCCTTGCTGTTGCGGTGCTTGTTGACCATAAGGTGCAGCATAGCCGTTATCGTTGCCAAACGCTCCCGATGTATTGCCTTGAGTGGCATTGCTACCTTCACGCGCCGCACGGCTTTCCAACATTTGGAAGTTTTCAGCGACTACCTCAGTCACATACACTCTTAGACCTTGCTGATTCTCATAGCTACGGGTCTGAATGCGTCCAGTAATGCCAATCAATGCGCCTTTTTTAGCCCAGTTAGCCAAATTCTCGGCTTGCTGGCGCCAGATAACGCAGTTAATAAAGTCGGTTTCACGCTCGCCGTTAGCGTCCTTGAAGTTGCGGTTAACCGCTAGGCTAAACGTAGCTACTGCAATGTTATTTCCAGTGTATTTAAGTTCTGCGTCTCTGGTCATACGACCAACTAATACAACGTTATTAATCAATTTGATACCTCTTCCCTATTCACGGCTTAAAAAATCATCTAGCGTCAAAATTTCATGTAGCTTTTTCTGTGATTTGCAATAATCACAATGCCCACACTTCTTAGGTTCTTCGTTCCCAAGCGATACTTGATACACTCTAGGGGCGTGCTCTGTAATGTATTTAAGCCCTTCTTCCAGCCATTCTTCAGTCAATTCAATAATTTCCTTATCTGGCTGTTTCTCTTTCGATACGGCCACGATAAACGGCTTGAATGTTGGATAATCCATTTGTCGTAGCAATTCTAAATAAGTCCCTAGTTGGACATGATATTGAAACCCTAGAATGTTATTGACTGCCGTTGGTACTTTGGCACGCAATTCCTCTGACCATTCCTTAGTCCAGATGGATTTCATGGTTTTCAAATCGACTACATAGCCTTTTGAAAAATTGATACTATCCAACTTTCCCTTGAATGGCACGCCAGCGATAAAACCAGTGACAATCTTTTCTTTTTCGACTTTATCGCCTTTTTTACCGTGGTAAAGATTGTTGAAAAGCGTGTCGTTATTCAATGTGTCGATAACTTTTTCAGCCAGTTTGAAATCAGATAGCAATCCGTAAGGTTTGCGGCTTGAGAACAAAGCCTTTTTGTTATCCTCTTTAAATTTCTCATGAGCTTCTTCGCTCTCGAAGTAGCTATGGACGTAGTTTCCAAATAGTAGAGGTTTTTGATCTCGTTCATCGTCCCAGATACCATCATCAATAGCTTTAGCTCTGGCTTCACATTTCATATATTCCTTGAAACGACTTACAGACATATAGGTTTTGTCAGAATAATAATTATCATCCGTCAAGATTGTTAGTTCAGTCATTTTCTACCTCTTTGATTTTGGTTGAATCACCTTCGAATAAGCTAACTTCTTCGATGATTTCACCAGTTTCAGCGTCTACGCTTTTATCTGTTTCAGATTCAGCTTCATCGCTCATTAGGTCGCCCAAAAGTGTTTGAGTGTCCTCGTTTTTTGGCGTTACGTCGATAGGGTCAGCTTTGACTTCCTCAGATTGATTGTCTGAGATAAGACCCTCTTGCATTTCGGTTGAGAGTGGCGCATATTTGCTCAAAATGCTCTTGAGCACAGTTTTTTGAGCCATAGCGTCAAAGTCAGTAGACCAAGGCCCTCTTGCATAAGTCTTTGAAAAGCGTTTACCGTGGCTCTCTGCTTGTTCCTTTGTCCAGAAAGTCAACTTTTTAAAGCCATTGACTAGCTCAAAAGTTGCAAAGTAGCCATAGACTTCATCTTCCGGCTGAGTGAAATCAATATCCAATGTTTCAAATAGTGGGTCATACGATTTGAATTGTGCTTTGTAGACCTTGCCGGAATTAATGGCCTTAAATTGACCAGAGCGGATAGCTAACTGGATAAGCCCTTTATATCCAAGTTGGAATTGTGCATCTTGTTTGTAAGGAACGATGTAAGCAAAGCCCAAACTTGGCTCAATCGGCAAGTTGAGGACTGCCGCCTTCATTGCTGCTGTCATGATTGAGGTGTTGCTAGCTCGTGCCAGCAAATTGTTGTTATTCACGATTGACAAGAGACTTGCGGTAAACTGTCGCTCATTCCCGTTGAGTACCTCTTGAAATTTCTGTTTAACCGCTGGTGTGTTAAAAAAATCTTTGTGTGCAAGTTGATTTGTCATGTTTCATCTTCCTTTTTGATTTAAATACCCTTATTTCGCATTTTAAGGGGGTGTGATGCAATTTTAACGGCGTTCTGTCTATTTATACCACCCAACAAAACACACGCCTTAAAATCGATTTTAGATGGGTTTCCTAGTGTGCGCTAAAAATCTGTGTTGATTTCTTAGCGAAATACATATATTCATTGATCTTGCTGATGAATGAGTACAGATCTAGCTCGTCCATCATTTTCTGTTTATGCTCTTGTGAGAATACAAGGCCATGAATACGCTCGTAGTCCTCAAAGAGCTTTAGTTTAACTTCTGTTTCTGTCAAAGCATCATCCTCTTATCTTGCTGTGTTTTAAATTGGTATACATGCTCATTCGTCGTTCCAAGTCCTGTCTTTTTGAAAATTCGAGAATAAACACGCTTGCCGTAAGTGCCCATGATGTCCCGTGGGCTTAAGTTGGTCGTGATGATGGTCTTGGTACGCTTGTTCAAAATGCTGTACAAGATACCATTTGACCATTCTGTCACTTTCTCAGTGCCCACATCATCCAGCACTAGCCATTCAGCTTCCGAAATGCGTCTGATGTATTCAGCTTCCAGGCTGAAATCCTCTTTGATTTTGGCTAACAGGTCAACGATGTTGATAAATAGCCCCATCTTTTTCGTGTGATCCGACAAAGCCTTAAGTGCTGAATAAGCTAGATGGCTCTTCCCAACACCAGTATCACCAATGAGTACGATATTGTATTCCTGGCCATCCAGATAACCTCTGAGCTGACTTCTAACATTTTTTAAGTCTTCTTTCTGCTCTCTGGTCGCCGCCTTGTAGTTGTCAAAACTGGCAGTTTTTAAATCGTCATCCAGTAAGCTGAAATCTTTGAGAAAGTACAAGCGTTTCTGCTCTTGCTCACGTTCGTACTGTTCTTGTGCTTTGATAGCATTCTGTTGATCTTGTTCTTCCCTATGGCACAGTTCACACACTGTGTAGGGTTTTGAATTCGGAAACTGAATCGTGACATAGTGCCGTTGGTGCTTATCGCAGTATTTATCGCTAACCGTCATATACTGCCTTCGCATTTGCTTAGCTGTGCTTTCTAAACTCATAAGCATCACCTCTAGTATTTGCTACAAGCTGGACCAAATTTTGGTTTATCGCTATTTGGTTTATTGGATTGGAAACTAATCTGTTCCTCTCGCTGTTGGGCTACGGTTTTAATTCCATTCTGTGCCCAAGACTTCAAGATAGAGTTAACATAGCCAAAAGAGCGTTTAGAATTATCGGCTGCTTTATCAATAGCTATCTTGATTAAATCTGGCTCTAATCCATCAATAGCTTGATAGGCTTCAATCTGTTGAAGTTGGAAACCATCTAATAGACCGATTCGATTTTGATAATAGTCAAAGATATTGAAATCTGATTTATCAGCAGCAGAAGATAGCTTCCTATTCTCTACTTCTTCTTCTATCTCTTTTCTATCTCTATCTCTATCTCTATCTCTGGTGGACGAATGTCCGGACAAATGTCCCACCTCTATAGTGGACAAATGTCCCACATCTTCTAAAACCGCTTGGTTGTCGCTTTTTTCAAGCTTGATTTTGTCTCGATAGCGTCGTTTTCGTTCAGCTTCCGTCGAACTCTTACCGATGAAGTTTTGAATCTGCAACATATAGATAGCACCATCATCCATTACTTCGACCAAACCGAGCTTTTGGAAAACATCCATAGCTTTCTCGATCGTCCCGACGTTGTGCCGTGTTACTGTTGCTAAAACTTCTGCACTATAAGGAATTGCGTCGTTAAACATCAACTTACCATCACGCTTTAAACTTCTTAAGTACAGTTTTAGCAAGATATTGCTATACAGATAGCCATCTTGCATCGACTCAAGGATTATCATTTCCTCTGTTTCGAAGAAATCTTGCTTGAGTCTCATGTAATAGTATTTTTGATTGTCTGCCATATTTAATGCCTACCCTCCCACCGCTTTATTTATTAATTGATCATTTTTTTCAAAAATGCTTTGATTTCGTCTCTTGTAACTTCTTTACGTTCAGTGCGTTCGAAGTCAGAACCGTCAAGTTTAGTTACGTTGTATTCAACTTCCACGATAAGCACTTCGCAGCCAAACGCTTCAGCAAGCTTGTCGAATTCGTCTTTTTGTTTTTCATACGACTCAATCGGAACATGTAGAGCATCTCCTAAAACATCGCCGAATTTCAATTCAAATGCCAGAGTAGTTCTGTCCTTGTAATTTTCAAGAAATCCATCTTTTTCAGCGCTGTAAAATACGACTTGTTTGTTATTTTCTTTCATGATTATTCTTCCTCACCTTCGTTGTACTTCTTGAAACTCAATGTCAAACTTGTGATACCTGCTGCGATGACTACAAGACCAAGAGTTGACATGATACCTTCTTTCTCACCAGTGTTAGGCAAGGTAGCTCTGTAAACGGGTGTATTTGCCACCTCAGACGGCTCAGAATCGAGCTTGTAAGTTACTTCGGTAGTTTCTACCTCTTTGACCTTCGGAGCGTCTACGGGCTTGCTAGGCACCTCTTTAGGCGTGCTTGGTTTTTCTGGTGTTGGTTTAGTTGGCTCTACTGGAATTTCCAATTCTGGCAAGTCCAAAACTGGTGCATCAAATGGTACGACACCTCCAGACCATTCTGGCTTATCAATGCTAGGTGCATCGAATGGAGTAGTTCCGCCATGCCATTCAGGAATCTCTACGACTGGTGCTGGTGGCATGAGTGGGATATCGTTGATATCAATTGAAGGCTTATCGTAAACCGGGGCATCGTTTGGAATTACACCACCGTTGAATTCTGGTTTGTCGTATTTCGGAGCGTCAAATGGTGTAGTTCCACCGTGCCATTCAGGGATATCGACTTTTGGCGCATCGTGTGGAATTTCCCAAACTGGTTTGTTCTCACCAGACGCATCACCACGGCCACCGACAAGCTGAATTTTTTGGTATGCAACAGAACCATCATTTTCAGCTTTTAGCTCAATTTTGTTAGTTGGATTAGTTGAGTCCTTAACAGCGTTTACGAGTTTAGTTTTGTAGTATAGATAAATCATGTGGTCTAAACGGTCCATTTTGATTTCAAAACCATGCTCAGATTTTGAGATAGACTTAACTAAGTCCATAGCTGAACCTTTGTCAATCCACGGATCTAGACTTTCAATGTTCTTGATTTCAAAATAATCATCAACTAACTTTTGATTATCGCTCATTGTGTCAATGATAGCGACATTGTTCAAAACACGGTGAGCATAATTAACACGAGCTGTCCAATTAATCACAGTAGGGTCTTCTTTGTCTTGGAATCCCCACTTTGTGATAAGTTCATCTTTACCGATAGTCCCCTCTTCACCAACATTGGCAGTTACCAGTGTTCCATTAAAGTTGACTGTAATTGGCTTCCCTGGGACAACCTTATCTGTCCAGCTTGCATCAAGTTTTAGACTCATGCTCTTATTTAGAGGGTGAGTTTTGAAATAGTCGTTAAATACAGTGGTTACTTTGTTAGTGGTGGCATCCGCTGTAGCTTTACCAACCACCGCTTTCTCTGGATTGTGCACATCAAACTCGTAAGAGGTTTGGAATTTCACTTCTTCGGGCAGGTCAAAAGTAACCTTATCCCCCTCATTCACCGGCACATCATCCGGAATGTGAATATCTTTATACTCAACTTTAAACGGTGAGTATTTGCCATTGCCGTTAGGGAATGTCACTTCAACGTTAGGGTTTTCAACATTGATTGTGTCGCCTTCTTTAGTCACCGTAGTAGGTGCTGCTTCGACTGGTGCTGGAGTTTCCGCAATAGGTTGCGCTTCAACCGGTGCTGGTGGAGTAAATACTGGTGTTTCCGCTACTGGTGCTGTTTCAGCTGCAGCCGCTGGTGTTTCTACTGGTGCCACTGTTTCAGTAGATGGTGTAACAGTTACGTTTCCAGCGTTGTCAGCAGTGTAGACATTTGCAACCGCCGGTTGTGTGTCTGCTACTGGTGCAGCAGTTTCGTCCGCTGATACTGTGCCGGCACCGATAAGCAATGCAGTAGCGAGAGCTAGTGTTCCGCAAAGCCCGTAGGCTTTAGATACAGTGAATCCTGGTTTTGCAATTGTTTGTGAAATCATGGTATAATCTCCTTATAGATGTTTTTTTCTTGCATGGGCCCTAACCCATGCTTTTTTTAGTGCTTCAATCCGCACCCATAGCCCACCGTTTCATGTTTTTTCAATGTTTTTTAGAAAGGTATGTGTGGGTAAAGTTTATATTTTTGGGGAAAGGTATAAGTTACACTCCACGGTGAGCCGTGGCTACGGATTGAAGATGGTAATCTTAACGGTTTCCGTATTTTGCCAAAAGCTCTTGTTCACGTTTTTTGCGAGCTTCATATTTGCGTTCATTTTCTTCGTATGGTGTCCATACTGGTTCGAAGAAATATTCTGGTTCTTGTTGTTTCTTGCTCCATAGCCATGCAAATAGTTTTTTCATTGTTATTTTCCTTTCTTTCCCTAACCGCACTAGAGAGCTAGTGTGGTAATGCTATTTAAATCTGTTTCTAGTTTTCCATTCGATGAAGGACTTGAAGCCTTCATAGTTGATGAAAACTAGTTTGTGCGTTGGGTTGAATACGTAGTTTTGGAAGTCTTTGTTGTCCCTCATTTCTCGAATGAGGTTCTTTGCCATCGACTTCCCCAGACCTTCCCATCGCTGCATGAGGTGGTCGTAGTCTCCCCACTCAGCCGTCTCGTTAACTCCGACTGGTTTGTAGGTGATTTCCATTGGTAGTCCTTTCTGATCTAAATTGTTAAACGTTCTTGATTAAGAAATTTGTTGATGAAATACTGCTGACCTTTGCCAGTAACTTTAGTTGTTGTGTTTGTCGTGGTATGCCCGTCAGCGTGGTTGATATTTGTCTTTTTTAACTCAAACAGACCTAGCTGCATGCTTTTCTGTGTTGGTTGATTCCAAGAATCTCCGCGTCGGCTAATTAGGTAGCCATTTGAACGTAGCCACTGAAAGAGCTTGTTTTGGCCAATATCAATCCCGTTTTGTTTCAAGATTTTAGCTAGCTCCCCGATTAGACAAGATGACTTGCTCGCACTGACAGCATCAGCAAACAGCACTTTAGGGCGGTCAGCTTCAATCTGTGCCTCCAGCTTGTGGACTTTCTTATCTGCCATGAGCAACGCCCTAGCCATGATTTTTTCTGGGCTGTTGAAATCTTTTTCAATTTGAATGAAGTATTTTCGAACTTCCTTACCTTTATCCGTCCGCTGAATCATTGCGATTTCTTTTGCCATGTCCAACTTGATGACGTGGTCTTCAAGTTGTCTCTTGACCTTTCTCGTTCCTTCTTGTCGAACCTGCTCAATTTTGATCGGGTTGAAATCTTCACCCTCCGTAAAACCGTACTCGGTCATTCTTGGGAACCAGTCTTTATATGCTGTTTTGACTTCTAATGTTTCGTGAAGTTGTCTTGCACTAATGACAGGCTCATTGTTTTCGTTTAACGTTACATTAATTAATTCGTTCACTGATCGCTCCTTTCTTAATTCTTAACTTGAATTAAATTCAAGTTTTACTGTAAAAAAATATCAGATACCATACAAATCAGACGATTGAATGTGGTATTTATTACAAATGGTTACCATGTTCTTAGGAGAAATAGAAAGTACGTTCTTCTCCCAAGCACTGACCGTTTGAGCTGTCGTACCAACGCTTTTCGCAAATTCTTCTTGCGTCATGTTATGACGTGCTCGAAGTTCTTTAATTGTAATCTTTGGAACTGTTTCTGTCATTTTGTTCCTCCTCTCTAACTAACTTACAAACACATTATAACTTGAATTAAATTCAATGTCAACAGTTTTGTTGATTTTTTTTCAAGTTTTTTTAAGTTTTTTATAAATCAACTTGAAAATTAGGAAAGCCTACTATATAATATTAATATAAACAGCAAGGAGAAAGATATGGATTTGAATAAGCAAAGAGGAAGCAGAATTGAAAGTTTGAGAGCTAGCAAGGGTATTAGTCAACTTGAATTAGCGAAAATGTTAGGGTATAAGTCTGACTCGACTATTTCAAAGTGGGAGAGCGGCGCTAGTATTCCAACGGGGACAAAGATTGTAAAATTAGCTCAAGCCTTGGGGACTTCGACAGATTACATTCTTTTTGGAGACGGACCAGAAACCATCGAGGAACAACAACCCAGCTCCCATGACATCGATAACATCATAGAAAACGCCATGATGTTCGATGGCAAACCACTTACCGAGAGCGATAAACGTGCCATTCGTGGCATAATCGCCGGCTACATGAACAGCAAAAAGTGAGGTGCTATGACTGAAAGTGAATTGCTTGAGCAGTTCAACGTGTCTCTTTGTGAGTTTAGTTCTAACGAGTGGCCCAGAAACGGATTTCTTGACCCTATAAACAGGGTGGTTTATATTAATAAGGATTTAGACCCAGAAATACGTTTAAAGGTCATTTTACATGAACTAGGACATCTAGAGCACAATTCTAAAGACTATGAGCGTCTACGGGAAAAGTATGAGGTTCAAGCAAATAGGATTATGATCCATGAGTTGTTGAAAAATGAAAATCTTGATGATTTTAATTACTTACACTTTATGGAAAAATATAATCTCACCACGATTTGTGATGAGACATTTGTAAAGAACGAATATCTTAAACTAAAGGAGATTGAAAAATGTTGAGTAAATGGAAGAATTTGAAACGCTGGCAAAAGTGGGCTATTGTGCTTGTCTGCTTGGCTGTACTTGGGAAAGTTTTTGAAATAACTGGACTTGCACCAAAAACGGAAACAGAACCAGTCAAGACAGTCCAAACAGCTTCGTCTTCTTCGAAGACAAAACCTAAAGCTAGTAAGCCGTCTAGCAGTGCCAAAGCGTCAAGCTCAAAGAGTGAGGAAGCGACTCCGAAAGAATCAAGCTCAGAACCAAGCTCGTCGGAAGATAAGCTAAAAGACATTACCGAGGGTCAAATGGGTAGCTTTATCGACTACTTCAAGCAAGATTTGACTGATAAAGGTCTGGATATTAGTACATATAGTTTTTACAACCGCAGCACTATTTTATATATGACTGTGCCCAATGAGTATAAAACATATAGCAAAGCTGATCTGCAGAATTTTGCTGATGGTATGCTTGCCAAAGAACATGAAGCATTCAATGTCTGGGCTGCAATCAACAATGTCAATTATGAACGCTATCCGATGTTTCACATTAAGACGGATGACGGTAATGCACTAGCTAGCCAAAAACTTAACGGAACAATGGAAGTCAAGGTTAAATAAGACAATGAAAAAAGCCCTATAATCTCCCTCGCCAAAGTTTGATTATAGAGCTTATGCATCACAGAAAAAACGTGTAAACTGGAAACAGCCTTACATGTCCTTTTCTGTACCCATTTTACCAAATAATAGGAGATATGACAATGTGGGTAGAACAATTACCAAACGGTAAATATAAATATTTTGAGAGATACAAGGACGCTTACACCGAGAAATGGAAACGGGTATCAGTAACGCTTAATAGTGGCTCGAATCGAGCAAAGAAAGAAGCTCAACGCTTACTGGATGATAAGATAGCCCAGAAAATAGAATCATCAAGCACTACTAATGTATCATTTCACAGTGCCTTCAATGAGTGGTGGGAATTTCATCAAAAACAGATTAAGTTAAGTTCAATCAAGAGCCTTGCAGCATCCGTCAAGCGAATATCTGACACTATTGAACAAGGAACTATCCTCTCAAATATCAATGTCCGACTTATCCAATCCTTACTAGACACGGAAGACTGGACAGATTCACAGAAATATCGTGCCAAGACCGTACTAAATACATTCTTCGATTATGCTATTGATCAACAACTCATTGGCGATAACCCATCGAGGAAGGCACGATTACCAAAGAAGACCAATAAACTTGAGAAACAGCAAGCTGCCAAGAATAAATACTTAGAGCCAGACGAATACAGTCGATTATTGAAAGAGCTCTACCGAAAAGACATAACGCTGAGATACGCCCTGGCGTGTGAGTTCATGCTTTTAAACGGTTGTCGGATAGGAGAGTTGGCTGGTCTAACTGTTTCAGATTACCACAAAGAGACACGCTCCCTAGATATCCACACCTCTTTCAACAGATATATCCCAGAAAACGAAGGGACGAAAACTGTCGCTAGTTACCGAACTACCTACCTCACTAATCGAGAAATGGAAATCATTGACCAGATACTAGAGTTGAAAGAGTTAAGCGAAACAACCAATTCAGATTGGTATCATAGCGATAAAATCTTCACGACTAACACTGGAAAGCCTATCCACAGCACAATCCTAAGTGCATCACTCCAACGGGCTAATGCCAGACTGGAAACACCTATCGACAAGCATCTATCCCCTCATATCTTCAGGCATACCACAATTAGCATACTGGCTGAAAACAATGTGCCCCTAAAAACTATCATGGATAGGGTTGGTCATGCTGATTCGGAAGTTACTACTAGCATTTATACTCATGTCACAAGAAACATGAAGGACCAAGCGATCAATGTTTTAGATAATATCATTACAAATAACCTTGCCCCTTCCTTGCCCCTCGGATAGAAAAAAAGAACCCTAGGTTTAACCTAGAGCCCTCAGAAACGTTGTTAAATCAACGTTTTATTTTTTCAAGTTGTAGAATGATTTCAAACCACGGTATTCTGTTAGTGCTATT